AAACATTTTGGCGATGAAGAACCCGATAAAAACAAATTGTGAAGGCAGATGGATTCCTCCCTGGCAGGACAGCCGGGAGTTTATTTCTATAATGGAACACATTAACGGCATATCTCTCGTTGACCATGACCGATGCTGGCATTTATTCGGTTTTGCCAAAATGGTAGAGGCGTTAGATGGAGAAATGGCGGAATTCGGGGTCTATCGGGGCGGTACGGCGTATCTTTTATCTAAGACCGTACCGCAAACTCGGCTCCACTTATTCGATACCTTTGCCGGTTTGCCCGACGCCGATCCCGCTATTGACTATCATGAGGCGGGGGAATTTTCAGCTTCGGTTGAAGATACGATAAGGTTTCTCAACGGGTTGAACGTGTGCGCTCATGTGGGGGTTTTCCCGGAATCGACTTCCGGCTTAGAAGACGCCAAGTTCAAGTTTGTCCATGTTGATTGTGATGTTTACAGGTCCGTAGCAGATGCGTGTATGTTTTTTTATCCACGCATGGTCCGTGGCGGGATTATGGTCTTTGATGATTATAACTGGTCTCTATGTCGTGGAGTTAAAAAGGCTGTGAGAGAATTTTTCTCTGAGAAAGTGGAGTTCCCCGTTGCGCTCATGGGTGGGCAAGGTATTGTGATAAAACAATGTGAGGAATTAAAATGACCCATACTCCCGTCCCCTCAGATTGGATCAAAACGCATCAGTGGCACACCATCGAATTGCCGGACGGGACAATTCTTACGGGTCAGGTTGACTATCGGGGTGAGGCCGGCAATCGGTTCCTACTTCCCGACGATCTTACCGGAAAATCGGTCATTGATTTCGGAACGTGGACCGGATTCTGGGCAATAGAGGCCCAAAGACGAGGGGCGTCAGAGGTTGTTGCTGCGGACAGATGGTATCCGATGCTTCCATCCGCAGAAAAATGTCTTGGGTTTACGGGGTGGGATATTCCGTATCTTTACACTGGAGACATCGGCCAGCCCTTTGATTTGGCGGGGGAATTTTTCGATGTTGTCCTTTTCTACGGCATTCTGTACCACCTGAAGAATCCATACCAGGGCCTCAAGAACGCCGCCGATTGTTGTAAACCGGGCGGGATAGTAATTGTGGAATCCGCCGTTGACCAGGGAAAACTTGAGAATTTGCACATAGCTACCGATGTCCCGATCCTCTGGCTAATCGACGAAACTCATCACGGCGATGATTCAAATTATACCATGCCCAATCAGGCCGGTCTTTTGCAACTGTGCCGCATGGCCGGACTTGTGCCGGAACAGACGGCGATGTCTGAGGACAGAGAGCGACCCCGGATGACGGTGCTGTGCAGAAATCCTCTGGAGGTGGTGCATTAAACTTATTTCGCAAAGGGAGTTACCAGAATGTCTATCAGAATAGTGTTGGTTGGTGGAGCCGAAAACTCAATACCTTTACAGAACTCTTTGGAGGGTGCGCTTTCGGCATCGAATACGTGGGCTTCGACTGCTGCGGATTGGAATCTAACTGCTGCGCAGAACGAAGCGGGGATTCTTTATTGCCTCGGTTATCCTACGGCTTCCGGCGCAGTGAATATTATCGCCAAGCCCTATCCGAGCAAGATGTTCATCGTTGAGAACACTACGGGGCAGAACGTCACGATCAAGGCTGCCGGTCAAACAGGGATTACTATCGCAAGCGCCAAAAGGGCCGTGGTAATATGTAATGCAGCCGGAACGGATTTTGGACGGCTGACACCCGATCAGACCTGCCCTTAAAATGCAGCCGGAATCGGAAGCGATAGGCACAGACACTATTGGTTTGACGCACCAGGAAATTATCTTGTACCGTGAGACTCTGCGGGGGATTATCGAAAAGGCGACCGATCCAATGGCGGTGATTGAGGCTAAATACTTGTTGGACTTGATAAGAAGGAAACTCGCGTGAACGAATTTGCACTTCTCGGAGCGGTTTTACTCAGCGGGGTATTAACGCTTGCGGCGGTGGCCCTGGGCGGGGTCCTGGTTTTCAGAACGAAGAAAGAGTCACACGAAAAGCTCTTTCAGGTGCGCCGGCCGGAACTCAAAATCGGCTCCTACGCAGACGATCTCACACCACCCGCCGCAGAGCGCTTATACCGGAACCCATTCGCCGTTGACGGACCGTCGCCCATGCCGACGGCGGAAGATATTTTCGGGGCCAATGCAACCACAATGGAGCAGAACAAGCGGCTCATGGAACAGATGGCTGAAGAAAAATTAAAGGAAAAGGGACAGCAGCAATGAGCAACGACAAGATTCTGTGCGCGAATTGCGTTTACTTTCAAGTGTCTAAAGGCGAGTGCCACAGGTGTCCTCCCGGCGTAATAGCCACGAACGCCACATACAAGATACATCACACCTGCTGGCCGAATATGGACCCGGCCGACTGGTGCGGCGAGGGCAAGGCGAAGGAGCCGCAAGATGCCGCTTGATATTTTGTGCCGTGTCTGCGGCCAGGCATACTATGAAACAAACGATTCCGACGGTTTTATGACCGGCGTGGACGGTTCGACTATTCCTAATCCCAAGATCAAGCGGTACAATCCTGAGAAGCGGGCGAACGGAGCCATGTTCAGGCTCAAACCTTTCTATCAGAAGCATGGCTGGATGGGATTTCCCTACGACATTACAGTGATCGGAGACGCGCTGGAATGTTGCGGGTGCGGCTCTCCGCTTTCCGGATTTGACGGGAGAGTAAAAACGAGACCTCAGAATGGAGACGTTCAGAAACAAGAAGAGCCTGCGAAAATCGTAGAGACACTTCCTGTTTCAGAAGTTCTTAAAGAGGGTGCTCAATCCGGCCTTCTCTCTCCGGACCAACTCGCAGCTCTGATGGCGATAACCCCGGACATAGCGGTTGTAGCAGGACTATCAAAAACCAAGCAATTTAAAAACGCTAAACCGAATGACGCCTGGACTGGAACCGTTTGCGGGCACACTTTAAAACGGAAATCATTTTATGATAATTGCATGCAGCATTGCAAACCGTGCCTGGCGGAAAAAAGGAAGTTGAAGAAGGAGTTTTACAACAGGTAAGATTTTAATTCAGACAACCTTGTGCTCCGCCTGATCCGCGTTGAGCACGCCAATATCGAGAGAGGCCCTCTGTGCACAGGCAGACGGGCCTCTTTCTATTGGCACACCGGAAAATGAAATGCCTGTTTTTGATAAAGATTGGAACCTTTCGAATCCGCCTCCCGAAGGCCATAAAGACGTGGCTATGTGGGCGTATCAGCTTTGGTACGATTCTCAACGGGAGAAAGAACGGCTCGGCCTTGGAGACAGATGGTTCGAATCTCATAGGCTCTACAGAGGAGATCATTGGAATAGGAATCGGTCGTTTAATCGGGACGACAAACACAAAGTAACGGTGAACCTGATCTTCGCTAATACGAACAGAACCGTCGCGAATCTTACGTCGAGGGACCCAATAGCGGAACTCCATTCGGCTGATGGAATTGAAGACGACGCCGATAAGCAATTCAGCCAGAAGATTAAAAACTGGTGGAGCGAAACGGAGCAAAGTGAGGTCCTCGCCAAATCGGCGCTCCAGATGGAAACATACGGCACGACCATTGAAAAATACGTTCCCAACTTGGCTAAGAATACCCTTGATGTTCATATAGTCGATAATTTCAACTGGTTCCCGGCGCCTGGATACTATGACGACATTCAGGACATGCCTTACATGTGCTTTGCGTCTCCCCTTCCCGTTCATTATACAGAGTCCAAATTCGGGGTTGAAGGCGTAGAGTCGGACGATGTTTACAATCTGCTCGGCCAGGACCGGGAAGATAACGTGCCGATTCCTTCCGGATCGAGGTACGGGGTCATAAACGCAGGTGGGATGTGGGTAGGGACTCAGGGACCGAGCAGACAGGACAGGAACACACGAACCGCCAGGGCGCTTGTCATAGAGGTTTGGGTTCGAGACCCGTCTATAAAGAAGGTCTCTGCAGACGCCGGCGGTGAAGCCGAGCCTCTCAAATATCCGGGCGGCATCAGGAAGATTACGATCACTAACAGGGGTAATCTTCTTTTGGACGACAGCGCCAACCCGAACGTGAACCCGGCCATCCCATCCGGCCAAGCTATGAAATCCTACGGCTGGAGCAATTACCCGTGTGCGATAGCCCGTTCTTACGAGGATTCAATCAGCGTATGGGGCTTTTCCGCCAGCGAGCAGGTCGGGGACCTCAATCTAAAAATAGATGAAATCCTTTCCCGGATCAAAGCCTACATCGACCTTGTGTGCATGCCTGCCCTGATTATTCCTCAGGATTGCGGCATTATACCCAGGGGGCCGGGGAGCGAAGTCAAGATCACAAATAAGGCCGGCCTAATCCTACAACCGTCAAATAAGGCCGTTGCCGCAGGCATCAGGTATCTTGTGACGCCGAATCTGCCAAGTGATTTCTTCCAGATTCTTGATAAATACCTGCAATTTTTCGACCGCATTCATGCGATTCAAGACGTTGACCGGGGGGAAAAACCCGCCAACATTCAGGCCGCCGCCGCCATTATGACGCTCCAGGAAAGAAACGCCGTCCTCATGCGGCACAAGGTCAGGTCAACGGACTACTTGGTGCGCGAACGAGGCAGATGGGCAATCAGCTTCTATCAGAACTTCCACTACATCCCGGAGACCATCACAGTAAACGATGCACCGCAGAAATTCCGGGGAACCGATTTCGCGGGAAGGCAGTTTAATTACGTCGTGGAGTCGGGAAGCACCGTTGCCAAAACCAACCTGCAACAACAGCAAGACCTGAAAGAACTCTTCCAGATGGGCGCCGTCGATACGCAAGCCCTTTTGGAAGGCATGAACATAAAAGACTGGAAAGCCATTTTGGATCGCATGAGCGGTGACAAACTTCAAATGGCTCTCCAGGTGCTTACCGATCTCGGAATCCCATCTGATGTTTTGCAGCAGATTCAACAGATGGCCGCTCAAACCGTTCAAACGGCCAAGACCAACCCGCAGGCAGCCCAAGCACAGGGAGACGGTAAAAAACGGGTTATGGCGAGTCCTGAACAGATGCAGGGCATACAGTCGAGCAATAAGTACAAGGCGGATTTGCCTGCCGGTATGTCAGGCGGATCGAACCCTGGAACGCCGGTTGACGGAGGTTTGATGAAATAGCCATGCCAATCTATACTTTTGCTTTCCCCTGCGGCGAAGAAGTTGATGAATTTTTCAAGATGGCCGACTGCCCGGAAGAAATAGAGAGGCAATGCCTGTTTGATGAACCGGCAAAGGCTTTTGAATGCGAAGGGTACTTTAGAGCGTGCAAGGCAAAAAAGGTCATTGTGGCGGGACACGGCGGAAGTTTCGACGATCATCCCGTTTGGATGTCAGGCGAAGGTGGGGATCAGATGAGGGAGGCTTTGCAGGACTCGGATAGATTGGCCCTCGGATTGGAAGAACCCATAACCACCCGGACGCAATGGAGGAAGAAATTGAAAGATACTCACACAATAGCCACGGGCTAGGAGGGACACACATGAAAAAATTATTCGCAGTAATTCTTTTGGTTTTTGTTTTCGCACTGGCAAATCCGGCATTCGCGCAACTCTCCGGCCCAGGACTCGTCACGGGCGGCTATCTTTCCCCCGATGCAGCGCAAACCGTTGTGAACGGAAGCTCCTCGGGAACTGCCACTTTCTCGCAACCGTTTATCGGGTCTTCTTTCAAAATGGTCGTGATCTATTGCGCTGCTCTGTCCGGTACGGCTTCTTACACTTTCCCGGTCGCTTTTAGCAAGAC